TTGTACAAGATGCTTACTTTAGATTTAGACAAGCTGCTGCAGTACCTTTATTTGCTGGTGTTAAAGCACAGTTAATAGAATTAGTAGGTAACTTTAAAGAAAATGATGAGCAATTAAAAGCGTTGGCTAAAAGAGTAGGTGAATCACTTTCAAGAGGTTTTAAAAACTTAGGTGAATTAATTAAATTTGTTGTTGAAAATTTTGATCTACTTGTAAAAGCTATTAAAATATTTGTAGCTGTAAAAGTAGTTGGCTTTATAGGTAATATTGGTATGGCTATGAAGGTAATGGCATCTACCGTTACAGGAGCAACATTTACTTTTAATGCTTTATCAATAGCTATTAGAGCAAATCCAATAGGTTTTTTAGTTACTATTCTACAAGCTGCGGTATTTGCTTGGATAGCTTTTTCAAATGAAATAAGAGCTGTTGGTAAATATATTTCTGAAAAATTTAATGATATAGTAAATTCAGCTACACTTAAAATTAGAAAATTTACTCAAGCTATAGGTCTTGGTAGTGACGATAATATTAAAGAAATTGAAAAAATAGAAGATAAAATAAGAACTCTAGCTGGTAGATGGGATGAAGCAAGTGAAGCTAAATTCTCTTATCTAAAAGGTTCTAGGTTTGATGATCATACTCAAAAACTTGAAAACAGAAAAAATTATCAAGGAGCAAATCCTAGAGGTGATATGCGTTCTTCAGAAATTGCTATAGCAGATGCAAGAGCAAAAGAATTAATGTCTATTAATGAAAGAATTATGTTCTCTGAAAAATTAGGAATTAAAATAGCTGCTAGAGAAGCAAGTGAAGCACATCAAGCAAGATTAGATCAAGTAACAGAATTAAGAGCAAAACTATCTTTAATTGGTATTGATAGTAAAGAAATTGGTGGAATAATTGGTGATACATGGCTTGAAGGAATAAGAGCAGGTAACACATTATTAGAAACAACTAAAAATGCATTTAAAAATGTATTAATAAGTATATCAGATGCAATTGTTAAAAGAACTGCTGAAGTATTAGTTGAAAGAATATTTAATACATTATTAGATCAAAGAATAATGAAACAAAAAGCTTTAAATGCAGCAACATCTCAACAAGGTAGTATTATGCAAGGTTTAATATCTAAAGCTGGTTCTTTATTTAGTGCTATGGGTAGTGGTGGTGGTATGGGAAGTAAACTAGGTAGTTTATTTTCTATGGGTCGTTCATTCTTTAAGTTTAATAAAGGTGGTGTTGTACCTGGTGGTGCTCCATATACTGATAGAGTTCCTGCTATGTTAACACCTGGTGAAGTTGTTGTACCTAGAAATAAGGTCGATTCACAATCAGGAAGTACAAATATAACTAATATAAATATAAGCGGTAACGTAGATCAAAGATCAATTGATCAAATTAAATCCGTGATATCATCTGCCTCAGCCGAGGTTGGTGGTGCTAACAAAGCTTATACTAAGAATACTCAAGGTGTAAGAGGGAGAAATATATAATGGCTACAAGCGCAATTTTTAAATATGCTAATGACATATCAATGAATAGATCTGCTAATTCTGCTAGGTCTGTTACAACAGGTGGATATGCTAGAACACATAGATTAGGCCCAAGTGTAATGTCATTTGAAGCTGACTTACCTTTATTAACTGAAGAACAATTTAGAGAGGTTGAAAATGAATTGTTTGGAATTGATGATGGTATTAAATTTTTAAATGTAAATATTAGTTCTAATAATGGAAATAATATTATGCAATCAACTGCAGTACCTTTAAAGGCTGGAGAAACAAATATTAAATTAATAGCTTATAGTTATTCTACTACAAGAGAAATTACGTTAACAAATTTATTACCTAATACTACTAATATATTTAAAGTTGGAGATTTTTTACAATTTGCAAACTTTCATAAGTTATATCAAATAGCTAAACCGTTAGGTTCAACTGATTCTATATTTACATCTTCAAGTACAGGAACATGTAAGGTTAGATTATCAACACCTTTATTAAGTAGTGTTGGTTTACCAGTTACATCTGTTGGATCTACTGATAGATATTATATAGTTACTGGTTCATCTAGTACTACTTATCAAGATGGTACTATGACTATAAAATTAGCTAATGGAAACACTGCTTTAGATAGTAAGGGTAATCCTTTAGTAATAACTATACCTGCTGCACAACAAACAGCTGAACAAATTATAAGTTATCTTGAAACTCAAATTGAAGCAGCATCATCTACTCATATTCTTAAAACTGATGGTGTTATAATAAACTTAAGTGTAAAAGCTTTTCCTGAAGATTATGGAGAAACTTTACCTAATCATGTTGGTTATTTTGAAATTACATGGGGATTAGATTATGAAGGTTCTTCTTTAGAATATACAACACCTACTGGTACAGAACTTGTAAATTATAATCCTGTTAATTTAACTGGTGATCAAGTTGCAACTATAATTACTAACGGTATTACAATTGAAAATGCTGCAGGTACATATATTGCTGGTGATTTTATAAATACATTAGTTGATGCACCTTTAAAAGCAAATACAAAAAGAATACAATCTGTTACTACTGTAGGTACTACAACAACAATTAATTTTGTTACTGTACAAGAAGGTACAATAGCTACTGTAGGTACTTTTTCAGCTGCTGATACTGATAGAACAGAAACTACTCATACAGATGTTCCAGGTACAAGCAGTAATGCTTCAAGTACGGTTGGTACATTTGATATAGAAGTAGATTCAGTTGGTGCTATTACTTCAGTTACTGTTAACACACCAAGTAAAAATACAAGAGTTGGTGATGTTATAACTATTGATGTTGCTGATATGGATAATAATGAAGCTGATGATTTTACATTTCAAGTAGCTACTATTAGTAATAATGGTATTACAGATTTTACTTCAACTAATTATGCTAGTAAAGAAATTTATAAACATTTAAATGATTCACTATCTACATCTAATAAAATTTTATTTGAATTAACAAATGTTACACCATCAAATGTTGTTGTTAGTGATGTTAATATATTTATGGGGCCTGATGTTAATATGAAATTAATGTTAACTAATAAGCCAGCTGTAACAATTGTACCTAAAGATGAAAATAAGAATTTATATAAATACAATACATTTAAATTTGCGGAGGTTTTATAATGGTTAGAGCAATTGATAATAACTATCTTCAAGCTGAGGGTGGATACCCAATTCAGTTTGTTGTTGTACAACCAGATAGTAATGTTAAAAATGCTTTGTTTTTAAATACATCTTCAAGAATAATAACTGAAGATTTACAAGGTTATGGTAACGTTAAAACATATCCTTCAGCGGGTGTTTTAAATTTAACTGCTGTTGAAGAAACTAAAGATGTTAAAACTAATCAAATTACTATTGATCTAAATGGTGTACCAAATACAATTATACCACTTTTAAAAAAGTATAATGGTATTGGTGGTATTGTAACTATTTATCAAGGTTGGATAAATGATCAAGATACTTTATTAAGTAAAATGGATACTGAAGCTACTATTGGCACATACATAAAATGGAGAGGTGTTATACACTCTCATTCTGTTGATGAAGAAAACCAAGAGTTAGGTAAAGTTAAAATATCATTAGAATGTAAAAATATATTATCAACTATTATTGGTAGTACTAATGGTAGATACACATCTGATAGTTCATTTAAAAGATCTTCAGTAGGTGATAGATCAATGGAGTTTGTAGCTGCTATGGCTACATTTAATCCTAAGTTTGGTAAAGATTAAATGATAGTATTAATAATGGGACTTCCAGGGTCTGGTAAAACAACCTTGGCTAATAAATTATCATTATTAATAAATGCAAAAAGACTTAATGCTGATGAAATTAGAGAAGAAGCTAATGATTGGGATTTTTCTAACGAAGGAAGAATAAGACAAGCAAAGAGAATGTTTAATTTTGCTAAAAGAATAAAAGGCAATGTTATAGCAGACTTTGTTTGTCCAACACCCAAAGCCAGAAGCTTATTTCCAGCGGATTATATAGTTTGGATGGATACTATAAAAGAGGGAAGGTTTGCAGACACTAATGAGATGTTTATAAAACCAAAAAAATATAATTATAAAGTTACAACTAAAGATGCTGAATATTGGGCATCAATAATATTAAAGGATATGTAATATGAATATAAGAATGGCTAATAAAAATGATACCCAAGATGGTATAAAAGAAATAATAAAAGCAGTTAAAGAATTTCCTGATATGTCTATAAAAGGTTTAATCGTAACTGATGATTATTATAAAAATTTAATTAATTTATGTTTTGAAAAAGGAATGATTATTGTTGCAGAAGAAGATAATAAAATTATAGGGTGCATAATAAGTTTATCTAATGCCAATATCTGGACAGCTATGCAAGAACTTGTAACCGTTGTTACATGGGTTCATAAAGATAAAAGAAATAGTTCAGCATTTTATAGAATGCATAAATTATACAAAGAAGAATATACAAAATTAAAAAAAGAAAACAAAATTGACAGAGTTCTTATGGCTTGTTTACCTGGTAAAACAAATATTAAATTTGAAAAACTAGGTTACAAACTTATAGAGAGAACTTATGAATGGAGATAAACTATGGCAGTAGCCGCACCTATTATAGCAGCAGCAATAGCACCAGGTATTCAAGGAATGATTATAAGGTTTGCATTATCCTTAGCAGTTTCTTATATTACTCAAAAGCTATTCGGCCCTGAGGCTCCCCCTGGAGCAGCATCGGCTAATGGAGGTTCAGCACCAGATCCTGGAGTTAAACAAAGAATACCTTCAGATCCTTCAAATAAATTACCTGTTGTGTATGGAGAGGATAGATTACACGGTTCAATTATATTTGCTGATATCTCATCTGATAATAAAAAAATGGGTTTTATAATTACTTTATGTGAAGGGCCTATTAAAGCTATAAATGATATTTACTGGGATGACTATAAATTAGTATTTGATTCAGAAAATATTTATGAGCCTAATACTGAAAATGTAATAGGAACTTACCCAGGTGTTAATGTTGTAGATGGTATACACCCAGATGGATCACGTGATAGTTGGTTAAATGGTAATTTAAAAATTGTTAGATATCCTTATGGCGGAAGATGCGTAGAGATGGAAGCTTTTAGTACTAAGTGGGCTGCAGATGCATCTACTAGAACAATGCCTGATGTTGCTTATGTTTATTGTGAATTAAATTATGATAGAGAAGATGGAGTTACAGGTTTAACAAGTAAATTAGCTTTTGAAATTGAAGGTAGAATAGTTAGAAAACTTAATAGTGATCTTTCTTTAACTGGTAGATCACCTAAAGATGGTATAACTGATATAGGTTTACCTGATCCTACTCAATTTTCTACAAGTGAATTCTGGCGTGATTATGAAGGATCATCAATTACTGGTTATGAAAATTATGACGCTTATTATAATGATGCTTTTTTAATACCTCAAGCTTTAATAGGTACAGGTGGTACATATGAAATTATAGATATTGGTGATAATTTATCATACGATATAAATGATTATAAAAATGGCACTATTAGTAATCAATCATCTTATGATGAAGGTGAAGTAGAATTTGATTTTGTACAACCAGGCGAACAATATAAAGATAGTGCAACTGGAAATTATATTACATTTCAACCACCAGTTCCAGATGATGGAAGACGTATTCTTAATGGTTTAAATATTAAAAATATGGGGAAATATTATAATGAATCTACTGCTGAATATCCTTCTTCTGCTTATGATGATGATTACCGTAGAGTTTGGGTAAAATATACTTATCAATATAATGGATCTGATACTGATTATTATTTACCTTTAGTAACACTAAAATTAATAAACCGTTATTCAATAAATCAAAATCCTAACTTTGTAACTGAACGTGCTTTTGCTTTAGATTTTCTTCAATCTGTATTACCATATTCTTCATTTTATACAAATAAAGGTATTGAAGACTTTGGACACAGAAGACCTAGAAGTTCTGATCATGGTACAGATTCAAATGGTGTTGATCCAACATATACATATGAAAGTGGACAACAATATTTTACAGGTACGATTCCAATAAGTATCAAAGCATATGCTTGTGGTGATTATTCACAAAGCCCGCCTGAATGTTTAATAGATTATTTAACACACTTTACTTATGGTTGTGGACAATCTGTATACGATAATGATCTTGATTTACAAACATTTTATGATCATAAAATATTTTGTCAAACTTTAGTAACACATAATGATCCTAATGGTTCATCAGTTAGTAGTAAACAATATCAAACAAATGGTTATGCTAACACAGGTGATGATAAGGATTTAAATATTTCAGATTTAGTTAATAATTCACAATCTATGTTCAGTTACACTTTAGGACAGTTTCAAATGATATCAGATAAAGTTGATACAGTTAAAAAGATATTTGATCATACTAATATGTATGGTGGTGTCACTATACTTAATGATGGTTTTAATTCTACTATAAATGAAATGACTTTAAAGTTTAAATCTAAAGCTGAAAATTATCAAGATGATCAAGTATTTTTAAATTATGATAGTACATATTTTAATGAGCCTGAATTAGCTAAAGATATATCTATAAAATTTTTAAATACTAATGTTGAGGCTCAAAGAATGGGCAGTGTATTAATGAATAAATCTAGAAGTAATAAAATTATTTCATTTAGAACTGATACAAGAGCAGCAGAATTACAATTTAATGATGTTATAGAAGTTAATGGAACGTATTATGACTTAAGTCAAAATGGTATTTTAACACACGATTATGTTAATGCACAAAGTTCTTTACCTTCTACTGCTTCTATTGGTGAATATAAAATGTTTGATAGTACTCAACATATGGATGTTAGATACTCAGATAACACACCTGCACATTATTTTATACCATATACAATAGTTAAGTTTGATGATCTATTAGTTTATTTTAAAGAATGTATTAATAATCAATTCTTTGATCATTCAGGAACTTTAAGCCAGTATCAAATAGAACAAAATAATAAACTAGGTGAAATATTTTCATTAGTTACTTTTGTTGATGGATATACTGGTAATGTAAATGGTGGTCAATTTCAGTTTCATATTAATTCTATAATATTTGCTGGTGCTGCTGATACTAATATAACTATTAAAACAGTAAACAATATTAACAATACAACTTTTATAGGTGTAACAAGTCAATTTCAAGATTATGATAATGGTACTAGTTTTAGAATAAATAGTATTTCTGAAGTTGAACTTGATGGTGGTTTACAAGGTTATTATATAACTGCACAAGTATATAATGCAGCAGATTATAATGTAGGTTCATTAACTCAAAGGGCTAATGCACCAACTTTAAATGCACAAACTTATAGTACAATTGGTGTTGTAACAAATTTAACTTTAAACTCTAATAATCCTTTAGCTTCTATACCTAATATAGAAGTAGGTTTTACTACACCTTCTTCAAGTAATATTGAAGGTGTTGAAGTTTATTATTCAGATGGAATAGCAGGTACTAAAATAATTAATAATGTTATTAATGCACCTACAAGTAGCTATGCTTCTAATACTGTTCAAGCAGTTAGATTAGATAATATACCAACTACAGCTGATTTATATATTTGGATAAAAGGTTTTAATGCTTTTGCAAGAGGTGATTATTCAGCAGGTTTATCTGTTGGTGCTTGGAATCCTGCTAATGCTTCAACTAATGTTGGAACTGGTGCAGTAAGTCAAAACTCAATTCAGAATAATGCTGTTGGACAACAACAAATACAAAATAATGCTATTGGTACAAACCAATTAGCTCAAGTTGTAGATTTTACTGGTAAGACTGTTACATTACCTGCTGATGCTGTTAAAGCACACACAGGTGTTTGGAGTAATACAGTTGTAACTGCTGATTTTACTGTAACTAACCAAGCTTATTGGCAAGGTTATTTTATAGATACAACAAGTAATACGGTAACAATAACTTTACCCGCTTCACCAGATGATGGTGATATAATTAAAATAATAGATATTGGTGCTAATGCTTCAACTAATAATATTATAATAGATGGTAATTCAAAAAATATACAAGGTTCTAATAGTAACTATAATATAAGTATTAATAGAACTGGTACGGAGTTTATATTCTTAACTGGTAACGGTTGGATATTAACTAATAATTAACAAGAATGATATATAGCTATAGTTATATATTAAACTCATAACCCTATTGGAGAACAAATGAGAATATCAAATATAAGACACTTCCTAGGCGGTGCAGATCAAGTTATCGCTAGAGAAGTTTTACAAGGCAATCAATTCCTTTTAAATGTTAGTGGAGATGAAGATCTTGATTATTCAACTGCAACATTTACTTTAGCTACAGAACTATTTACAGCAGATGTAACTGATGGAAGAAGTAGTATAACTATTAATTCATTAACTAAAGCTGCTAACGCAAATGTTACAAGCTATAACTCATCAAGTTTAATTAGAAACGCAACTCAAGGATCATTTGATCTTAAAGTACCTAATACTTTATTATCAGATTTTGATAATGGTGGTCATGTATTTAATGCATCACCTGACACTGCTAGTCCTTATATTGTTGCTATGAAACTTCAATGGACAAATGGTGAAGAAATTAAATCAATAAGATTCTTATTTGTAATAAGATATCAACCACAATAAGGAATTGAAATGACAATAAAAATTACTGATAACAATAAAATTAACCTTACTGTAGGTTCAAATAAAGCTGGTGCTCAAGG